ATTTTTTTGCTACTGCAATGACTGATGCGAATTATAGTGTTTCTCAAATGACTTCGTTTATAAATGCTCCCGGAAGCTATGCGTGTTTGCTGTCAATTTTTTCGCAAACATCAGCTCAACTGAGAATTCAAAATCCGAATACATCAAGTAGTTTGCAATTTATTGACAACCCGCTTATTTCAGTCCAAGTCTTCGGAAACTAATCTTATGTTAATAACTTACCCACAACCCAACGGACAAGTAGCAGTAGTCATCCCGTCAGGAGATGTTAATAACGCAATCAAAGATGTTCCAGAAGGAGTAGAATACAAGATTGTCGAATCAATTGATATTGATAACAGCTACTTCAACGCATACGAGTTTGACGCTGAACTTGGCGCAAAGGTAAACATCGAGAAAGCCAAAGCTATTCATCTTGATAAGTTCCGTTCTGCTCGCGCTCCAAAGCTCGCTAAACTTGACATCGACTTTATGAAGGCAGTTGAGGCTAATGACGAAGTGAAGAAAGCTGAAATCATTTCCGCAAAGCAAGCACTCCGCGATGTCACTTTGACTCCACTTCCAGATGATCTCGCTGGCATCAAAGCAACTTGGCCCGATATTCTGAATTAAATATTATGACTCCTTGCACTCCAGCACCTCCATGCGACTTGGAATATCCATTGTTTTGCGAACCCCGCGAGATCACAGCAATCGCTAAAAGGTTGGTTGTAGAAGATTCTTCCGCTTGCGATAAGACTCTTCAGACTCCACCATCTGGTCAAGTTCTTGTGTCTAACACAAACGGAACTGTATCATGGACTAATGGAGCGAATAATACTGTCCTTCGCAAAACTTCTACTGGAAGTGTAGAGTTCACTACTCTGAATAGTCTTCTCCAATCTGCACCAGTTGATCTTGGTAGCCAATCATTGACTACTACTGGAGCAGTTAGCGTTGGATCACTTACATCAAGCGGAGCAGTTACAACAGCATCATTGAGTGTATCTGGAACAACATCAACTGCCGCGATTACTTCAAGCAGCACTATTCTTGCTAACGGCAACTCATCCAAGATTGGATACAATACTGGTGCTGGTGGAGCGATTACACAAGGTGCAGGAGCAAAGACGAACTCTGTTACTCTGAATCGTCCTACTGGAATTATCGTTACCGATAGTTCCGCTCTTGCTGCTGATACCTCCGTTACTTTCAACTTGAGCAATTCGGTTATCGAGGCTACAGATATTGTATTGGTTAGTCATATATCTGGAGGAACACTTGGTTCATACAACTTTGCGGTGGCTCCAGTGGCAGGCAATGCCAATATCGTAATCCGCAATATCACAGCAGGAAGTTTGTCTGAATCACTGACATTGCGCTTTATTGTAATCAAGAGCATCAACGCATAATGCCAACCGAAGGATCAGTCTTTGATGGATTCACAAGTATTATCGCTCAAGACGCTGATACTCATCCATCGTATTTACCAGAGTCTATAGTATCAGAATCGGTAAACAGAACATTCCGAGGAGGCGTTAACCGAACCCGACCAAGTATTCGGAATATTCAAATAGTTGCAGGGGCAGAGCAATCAGCGACTATCGTTAACGATATTCAGAATGGAAACTTTCAAGGGGCGTATCCATACAGGTCTGTAAAATACAACTCTGCTGATGGAATACTGATTTCAGTATCTGGAGTTATCTACTTTCTAAAGATCAGCAACAATCTTGCTACTGCCTACAAGATCATTGATGGCAACGATCCGGGCATGATGCACACTTGGTTTGTGCAAGCCGAAGATAGGGTGTATATCCAGAACGGATACCAAAACGCAATCGCATGGGATGGCGACTTAACGATACCAGCTTATCGTTTGAATCCATACAACCAAAAGATGCCGATTGGAACTGTGATGGAATATGCCTTTGGTCGAGTTTTCGTATCGGATAGGTTCAACCAAATCTACGCATCTGACATCATTTACGGAAACGGGTTTACAGATACCAAGAATACTGAGAACTTCACAGAGATAGGATACTGGGCAGAAGGTGGCGCGTTTTCTACTCCAGCAATGATGGGTAATATCACTGGCATGAAAGTAATGCCAGAGATTGGGCTTAATCTTCGCGGCCAAGGTCAACTTGTTGTTCTTACTGGTAATGGAGCATTTGCAATGGATGTCTCTATACCAAGGGCGCAATGGAATACATCAAACATCCAACGCATCTCATTACTTGGGCGCGGATGCACAAGCCCATACTTGGCACTGGTTAACTCTGAACTTTGGTTTAGATCACACGATGGTTGGGCATTCTACTCCAATACTCAATCTGAGTTTAATAGATATTTCTCACTTCGTAAACTTTCAAGGGAAGTAAACAAGTGGGTTACGAACGATACACCTTGGCTGAAGCAATTCGCTTCTACTATGTTTTTTGATAACTACCTCATCAGCACAGTAGCACCACAGACACTTCGATCAGAAGGTGTAGAAGGATTGAATCGTTATCATCGTGGAATGGTAGTTCTTGACCTTGACCAATCATCTTCACCATCACCAGACGCACAGCTTTCTTTTCGCTGGAATGGCATCTGGACGGGCTTTAGACCAACTCAGCTACTCACGGCATTGATTGATGGACAGAAACGAGGATTTGGATTCTCGTTTGATAAAGATAACAAGAACCGACTATACGAATTCACTACCTCTCAAGGCGACGATTACGGCCCAAATGGAAGTAGGCAGATTGAATCCTTCTTCACCACTGGCAGGTATGACTTCAACCGAAGCGGGGCTACGAATAAGTTCCTCCGCAAAAAGATTACGGGTGGAGAAATGTGGATGAGTGAAATCAATGGGATAGTAGATAGCTCTGTTGATTTTCGATCCGACTCTAATCCATGTTGGTCAGAACTTAAAGTTCCTACAACCTATGGGTGTGATCCATGCTCTCCACAAGTAACTGAATGCGTCCCACAAAAAGGTGGTAATCGCTACAAACGCTACAAGTTTAACACGCCCGACCCAAGCGAGTGTAATGATTTGGCAGGCATCCCATCGGTAGAAGGAAGCGAGTTCCAAATTAAAGTCAACCTCACTGGCGCGGCTACGATTGACCGAGTAAGGTTAATGGCAAACATCAAGAATAACGATGATTCCCCAATCGGTGACTGCCCAGAAGAAAATCAAGAATGCGAACCATTTTTGTGTTGCCAAGAAAAATACTGGGAATATAGTATTGTGAAATAATTGCTATGGACAATCAGGACAGCTCTCCTTCAATCATATTTCCAAATGTTCCAGACGACTTTTGTCCAACTGGAAACTGGGCTGATATTTTGCAGGTATTTATTGACCAAGTTCTTTCAAATGGAACCATCAATGTTCCGGGTCTTGGCGATGTTACACCAGAAGAAATTGCTACAATCAACGCAACTCTTACTGATCTTCAAAACCAAATTGACGCTATTGAAGATAACTTCCTTGTAAGGAAGGGAACAATTACTTCAGTTCCTGCTGGCGACTCTATTCAGACAGTTTCATTTGCAGCATTTGCAACAAATGTATTCTATGCTGGCGTTACTCCATACTGCAATGCTACGATTGGAGCAGCAGCTACACCTTTGTTTGCTATCGTTGATGGAAGCAAAACAACAACTGGATTCTCTATCCGAGTTGAAAACAACATTTCGCAGATCACGCAGATAGATTGGGTTGCAATCTATTCTGTATAAACCAAACAACCAACCAAAATAAAAATATGACACCACTAAAAGGAACAGAACCCAAGTTAGTTTCTGGCGGCTCACCAACTCGCGGCATGATCCGTGAAGGTATGGGCAATATGAACCCACCTAACACTGGCAAGAACCCATACTCCAGCGCACCTATGCCAAAATCTGGCAAGCCCGTTGGCGGAAAATAATTATCGGTACCGATAAAAATGATATTCGTAGGCGATAGTTATTGCACTTCCACTCTGGATCGCAAGCGGAAACGCGGCGACACCAGAGAGGATGGCTATCGTTTTTCTGGATATTCAAAAAAGAAAAAAGCCGACGGCTCAATAGCTGTATATGAGCATTGGAGTTCTCCTGCTGCATTTGAAAAAAATAATGAACTAATGCGAAAGTTGGCAAGGGAAAGACAAGCGCGATTAAGGCAAAATCCAGAATATCTAAAAAAGCAATCTGAATATGAAATCCAAAGAAGAAAGAGAATTGGATATAAAGAAAAACATAATCAGTATTGCAGAAATAAACTCTTAAATTCAGAATATAGAGAAAAGAGAAACGAGTATTTGCGTCAATACTACAAGGGAATAAATGATCCAGTTAAAAAATTAAAAAGGCATTTACACGCTGTGATGGGTCAAATATTTAAAAATAAAGGAATAAAAAAAGATACCAAAACAGAAAAAATATTAGGATGTTCTTTTAGCTTTTTTAAATCATATATTGAAACTCGATTTCAAGAAGGAATGTCTTGGCAGAATAGATCAAGTTGGCATCTCGACCACATAATTCCATTAGCTACAGCAAAAACTAAAAAAGAACTTATCAAATTAAATTATTATACAAATTTTCGCCCACTTTGGGCAAAGGATAATTTGTTGAAATCAGATAATTTACTTGAGGAACAATTAAACTTAATCTAAATATGGCTGACACATTAGAAGAAATGGTTGAGTTGATTAAGGGGTTCGTGGGTGATTCAGGAACCTGTTCCTATGAGCGTGGAGTTAAGGCTGTTAATCAAGCTCGTAGATTGTTGTGGAACAAAAGGGCTTGGACGAGCCAAGAGGAATATGTTCAAATTTGTTGTGTTGATGGTTGTTTTACTCTTCCAAGTAGATATGAACAAATAAAATTGGGGTGGATAGGCGATAATTCTGTTAGTTTAAATGAGGAATGGTTCAACGCGACCAATGCGTTTGCTCTCCATGCCGACCACTCATGCCATAGAGGAATCATTGAAGTAGGAGGACTCCATGTCCTATTCCGAGACTACACTACCCATCCATACCAAATCGGCGTGATGGCAGAAGAAGCTGAAGACATCGGCATAGAGCTGATGTTTGAAGCACAAGACCAATACGACACCTATCATAAAGTCAAGGTCACTACTGCCAATCCACCAACGCTGGCAAAATCCGATCTCCTTGTGAAAGGTATTCGGTCAGTAACCAAGCCAGTTACCAAAGGCAGGATTCGGGTATATGCTTACGATACAGAATTGGAAGCAAAGACTCTGATTGCCATCTACCAACCTAACGATGCTCATCCTACATTCCGTAGGTTCAAAGCACCGAGGACTTGCGAGTGCATTACACTCTACGCATCGAAGAAATACTTCGACTTAACCGATCCAAAAGAACTGGTAGAGTTCATTCCAGATGCAATGATCTATGCGATTCTTGCATTAAACTCGCGTGAGAATCGTAAGGCGCAAGAGTTCTTGAGTAACCTGTCATTGGCCGTGCAAGAACAAGAGAAGGAAATGGAGAATGTAGAAATCCCTACTTGCGCTCCACTTAGGATAGCCAACTATAGTCGGGCAGAGAACCTAATCGGGTCTGATCTATTGTCACCATCACCGAACGACTACTTTCTCTATCGATGACACTGACAATTCCAGACAAGATTGATGCAAGGAATGTAGTTGGATATGGTGATCCAAACTACGAACTCAACTTGATTGATCTTGAGATTCTGAAGTTACCTCCACGGGAATGTCCGTTGATTCATAGGTTTACTCCGGGTATGTATATTCGGGAAATCTATATGCCAAAGGATACGATTCTCACAACCATGCTGCACCTCACTACGCATCCATTCTTTGTGATGAAAGGCGATGTGACTGTATGGTATCATGGCATCCCTGCTCAACGCTACAAAACAGGCTACACGGGCATTACAGAAGCAGGAACAAGGCGTTTGCTTGCTACCCACAAAGATACAATTTGGACTACCTGCCATGTCACAGACTTAACTGATCCAGACGAAATTATTGACAGCATCACTTCAAGAGACTTTAATCCGCACATCGCCAAGGAAGACCCAAGGGTGCAGAAGTGGCGGCACAACCGAACCGACTTAATCAAATGAGATTCCTTCAGCATCCAGAAGATTTATTTAAAAACAAACATCCAATGATGTTTCATTCCAGCGGATTCGCTATTGCCGCTGGTGTAGTTGCTGTGGGTGCGGCGGCAGGGTCAGCGGCTATCTCCATGTCAGCGGCAGATAGGGCAAAGAAAGGGCAAGGTGCGGCATCTAAAAAATTTCAGAAACAACAAAAGCAAGCAACGCAATCATTCCTTCAAGGACAGCAACAAGTCCAAGGAATGATTAACGAGGTTAAAGCTCCAGAGTATAATCTGGAGAATATGCTTGGTGATGCAAAACAGATTACTCAATACAACATTGAGCAAGGTAAAAACATTTCAGATTACTATCGGCAGCAATTAGAAACATTCCAGCCCGGAGCAGCACAGCAAAGGGCAACAGCACAAAACCAACTCGGACAAGCGATGGATGTAATTTCCACCTACTTAAAAGGTGAAATCCCTCAAGATGTAAAAGATCAAATCATCCGCAATGTTGCTGAGAGTGCAGGAGCAGGGTTTAATCCAGCAGCGGCAGGAAGGACAGGAGGATTTCAAGCATCTCAAGGACAGATGGCGAGGAACCTTGGGCTAACTTCATTGCAAATTCAACAAACAGGTTTGGCGGCGATCCCAAGTATCCAAGGCACAGCACAAAACTGGCAGCAATTGGCAAGGGCATTTACAGCAGATGTGAGAGCAGCGGAGCCATTGGATGTAGGCAGACTACAACTTGGCTATCAAACCGCTCAAGCAGAAGTCGGATTGCAAAAAGCAAGAATGACAAGTGATATGTTCTCTAACATCTACAATGCTCAATCTGGATTGGCATCTCAAATCTACGGAGCGAATAAGGAGAACATTGCCGCAAGTTATGCCGCACAGCAAGCAGTCGGCCAAGGTGTCTCTGACATCGGTAAGGCTACTTCTGGCGCATTGTTTAGTGGAGCTAAGATTAGTGCAGCTAATCAAGGGTTAGATATAGGAAGCAACCCGTATGGTGGACAATCAACTAAATCCCAAACAGGTTCATTAGGAAGTTTCCTTGATTCAGCAATATCTGCATATCAAGGATCGAGAACAGCTTAAAAAATAAATACCATGTCTATCGCAGAACTCATAATGACAGGAACGGAGCGAGCATCCAAATCAACGGATTGGGTGGCAGATTCCTTGGCTAAAATTGGAGACAATGTTAGTAAGGTTCTTCGTGAACGCGAACAAAAGAAGCAAGCACAGGAAATACTGCCATTCTTGCAACAGAGTATGCAAGACTCCATGACACTTGCAGGACAAGGAAAGTCTGGTGAGGCGTATGCAAAATTGATTCCGCTTTTGACTGATCCATCAACAGCAAATAATCCGTATATCATGCGAGCTATACCAGCATTTGAGAATGGAATAAAGGTTGCTGCTGATGACTTCCTACGCAAGAGTCAGATTCAAGCGTATAAAGATCGTTATGCTGGAAGTGGTGGTGGCGGCGGTGGCGGTGGATTTGATATTCAAGGTTATGTAGATGTATTAAATCAAGGGGGCGATGCAACTCAACAAGAAGAACAAGTTGTAGATCAAACTGAAGTTAATCCAATGGTTGCAGGGCAACTTCCGGGTATGCGAATTCCAGCACCACAAAATCAAGCTGGAGTGGCAGCGGCAAAAAATGCAATTGACCAACAAGTCACAGATCAACTTCCTAAAATGCCACAAGGCCCAACAAGAGAAGCAGCGAAAGCAATGGGAGGGGTATTGCCAGAAATGCAAAAAGAACCTCCACCTAAAAACATTCTTGAGAAATTTATCAAGATTGAAGATAGGTTTGCTAAATTACCACTTGATAAACAACGGGCTGAAATGGATAACACATCTATTATCTTCCCAAATAAAGAAGATATAGCAGCATACAAACCATCTAAAGGCCGTGGAGTAGTTGAACTTTCTACCGCTGCTGGCGTAGGCGTTCCGGGTGCAGTTGCCGTTGAACTTCCACAAGCAGTTTCAAAATATGTTTTGAGCGGTGTAAATGTAAATCCAAAAACTGGTAATGTTAGTTATTCAATCAATCAGAAAGAAATTGATAAAGACCCTAATGCAAAATCTGCTATTAGTTGGTTGAGAGATTGGCAAGAAGCATCTGTAAAAGTAAGTAATAATCCTCAATTGAGAGACTTGTTAGCGCAAGCAAACAACGATGCGTTGGAGATTGATATTAAGCCATTAGGCAAGAACGCAACAACTCCAGAAGGTCAAGTCATAGAAGGAGACATAGTTGAACTTTCTGTGAAAGGAAAACCAGAGAATAAAATTCAAGTTCCAGCGGATGTTGCTAAAAATATTGAAATGCTTCAGACTCAAACTGCTGCTGCCAATACTCACAATGCTAAGTTTATTCGCTTGAAGACTGAAGCACCACAAGCTCCAGCGCAACCAGCAAAAAGAAAAGTAGAAGTTCTCACGGATAAAGGTGGAAGATATTACTTGAACGCTAAAGGCCAAAAGGTTTATATTAAATAATCATGGCCACTGAGTTTATTG